GTTTGACCCGTGGCACGCGGACAAGTTGATCGACGACCTCGTGAAGCGCGACGGCTTCGATGAGCAGAAGGTGCTCGCGGTGCCGCAGACCTTCGCGGGCATGTCCTCGGCGTGCTTGCGGCTCCAGGCTGAGATTCTGGAAGCGAAGATCGACGCGGACGGATGCCCGGTGACGGCATGGTCGGTCAGCAACACGGCGGACCAGCGGGACGGCAAAGACAATCTGATGTTCACGAAGAAGAAATCGCGCGGGCGGATCGACCCGGTGATCGCCATGACGATTGCGACGGCTTTGTGGTTGCGCCGCCCGGAGGTCGAAGAGCCGCAGTATTCCATCGCGTTCATGGGGGGCCGGAAGCGATGAGCGATTCGCCCCAGATGGTGACCGCGCGCAAGCGTGGGCGTCCGAGGGCCTCGGAGCCGCACATGCGCGTCTCAACGTGGGTGAGCCAGCGGCAGTTCGATCGGCTGTGCGGGATTGCCCAGCGGCGGGGGGTGTCGGTGTCGTCACTGGTCCGGCGGGTGATTGTGCTGCAGTTCAAGGACGACACATCCTCCTCTTGACATCCTACCTAGAAGGTATATCCTAGCGGGCACAGGTCGTGAGGGATATACCGCCATGCGACAATCTCAGCCAGTGGTAAAAATCAAGTTGGATGGCTGGCGGTGCGAGCGGTGCTCGCATACGTGGGTGTCGCGGTCTGCGACGGTGGTCCCGACGATCTGCCCGAAGTGCAAAAGCCCGTACTGGAATCGCCCGCGGAAGCCGAAGAAATAGGTTTGGCTCGGCTTGGCAGGGCGAGGCAAGGCGGGGCACGGCATGGCAAGGGGTCTATTTCGACCACCGGAGGACAGAATGCGAAGCTACACGATCACGCTCAAGGGCAAGATGCCGCTATTGATGCACGCCGACAACATCGAGTGGGCGGACGCGATGGAGGCGTGGAAGAACAGTGCCGCCAACAAGAAAGTCTCAAAGGCCGGCGATGACCGTTCGCCCGCCTTCCGCTGGCTCGGCAGTCTCTACCATGACGGCGCGGTCGTCACGATGCCGAACGACAACCTGATGCGCGCCTTCATGGAGGGCGGGGCGATGGTGCCGGTGCCGGGCGGGCGCAGCGGCAAGACGTTCAAGGCGCAGAGCCAGAGCGGGATGCTGGTGGAAGGCACGCACTGGCCGGTGCTCGTGGACGGCAAGCCCATTCCGGTCGCTCCGTTACTGGCGCTGAAGGACGAGCCCGACTTCTCGGCGCACCAGGCGGCGGCGGAAAAGGCCGGTTTCTCGCTGTTTCTGAAGCGTGCGAAGATCGGCCAGAGCAAGCACATTCGCGTGCGTCCGCTGTTCGAGTCGTGGGCGACGACGGGTGTCGTGCATGTCTGGGATGACCAGATCACGAGAGATGTGCTACTCGACATCGTGACCTATGCGGGGCTCTACAAGGGGCTCGGCGACTGGCGACCGGGCGGGAAGACGCCGGGGCCGTTCGGGATGTTCACGGCGTCGATTAACTAGAGCGTGGTCGGGCGTGGCCTGGCCGGGCGCGGCGTGGCCGGGCGAGGCGAGGCAAGGCAAGGTAAGGGGTCGTATGACCAGCCCTTCATCCACTCACGCGGGGTGTGGCTCGGTTAGGCCGGGCGCGGCGTGGCATGGCGTGGCAGGGCAGGGCTCGGCTCGGCGAGGCAAGGGGCTCATTTGAGCCACCGGAGTAACGAAGCATGAAGATTATCAGAAATCCCAAAACCGATGCCGATGTGGAGCACCTCTGGCGCGTGTTCCCTGACATCCTGCCGGATGGACGGGTTGTCACGCACGAGCAACTCGAGGCGGTGCTCCTGATGAACCGGGCCCAGTCGCGCTACCACACCGTCGTGAACCGCTGGCGCAAGCGCCTGTTTCACGAGCGCGGCGTGTGGCTGGATGGACAGACCGCGATGGGCTCAGGCTTCATCGCACTCACCCCAGACGAGATGGTGAGGTTCGGCAACCGTGGTGTGAGGACGGCAGGCAGGAAGATTCGCCGCGCGCTGGCGGTGGCATCGGCTCCTGACGATCGGCAGTTGAGCGCCGACGTGCGGCGGTATCGCGGACTGCTGAGCGCGGCAATGGAACGGATCGCGAAGGCGCACACGGCGACCCTTCGGGAAGTGTCCAAGGCGATGGCTCCGATGAAGCAACTGCCACGAAAAACAGGCTGAGGCTCGGCCCGGCTGGCCTAGGCTCGGCCCGGCTGGCCCAGGCTCGGCGTGGCCTGGCCTGGCCCGGCTTGGCCGGGCAAGGCGTGACAGGGCGAGGCAAGGGGTCGTATGACCAGCCCTTCATCCACTCACGCGGGGTGTGGCTCGGTTAGGCCGGGCGGGGCGTGGCTGGGCTCGGCTCGGTTAGGCCCGGCGGGGCTAGGCAAGGGAAAGAAAGGGCGTGGGTCTTCGGGCTCACGCCCTTTGCTTTTCCCTCCTAATTTAACCGCTAAGTTCAACACTCGCCGCAGCATGGGACACGGATACCCATGCAGCGGGCCTATTCCCTTCTCGACATCAAGAGCATCGACGATGACCTCGGCGTCATCGAAGGCATCGCCACCACGCCTTCGACCGACCGCATGGGCGACATCGTCGAATCGGCCGGGGCCGAGTTTCTGCTGCCACTGCCGCTCCTCTGGCAGCACGACAACCACCAGCCTATCGGGCACGTTACGGCCGCCAAGGTCACCAAGGCCGGCATCGCCATCAAGGCCACCATCGCGCGTGGCGTCTCCCCGCGGATCGACGAAGCCTGGAGCCTGATCCGGGCGGGCCTCGTGCGCGGGCTGTCCATCGGCTTCAAGGCGCTCGAAACCGCCCAGATTGAAGGCACCTTCGGGATTCGCTTCATCAAGTGGTCCTGGCTGGAATTGTCCGCAGTGACGATCCCGGCGAATCAGGACGCCTCCGTCACCGTCATCCGATCGCTCGACGCCGAACACCTACCCGCGCTTGGGGATGAGCCGGCGCTCCCTGTGAACACGCCTGGCGCTACAGGCACTCGTGTCGTGACGGTGAAGACCGTGACGCGCGGGGCACCAATGACCGTTTCCGACCAGATCAAGGGCTTCGAGGCCACCCGTCAGGCGAAAGCCGCGGAACTCGACGCCATCCAGAACAAGGCGGCCGGCGAAGGCCGCACCAAGGACGCCAGCGAGCGCGAATCGTTCGACACGCTCAAGACCGAGATCGCCAACATCGACGCCGAACTCAAGGATCTCCGCGACCTCGACGTCATGCACAAGGCGTCGGCGCAGCCGGTGGCCGGCGACACCGTCAAGGCGGCTTCGGACGCCCGTGGCGGGTCCGTCATCACCGTGCGCGACGTGCCCCTGCCGCCTGGCATCGGGCTCGCGCGTGCGGCCAAGGTGCGCGTCGTGGCGGCGCTCGACAACCGCTACGTGCTCGACGTCGCGAAGGAGATGTATCCCTCGCACGCGGCGCTCCACGGCCACTTCACCAAGGGGGCCGTCCCCGGTGGGACCACGACCGAGACGACCTGGGCGAGCCCGCTCGTCTATGCCGACAACCTCGCCAGCGAGTTCGTAGAGTACCTGCGGCCGATGACCATCCTCGGCAAGCTGGCGCTCAGGCGCATCCCGTTCAACGTCCGGTACCCGACGCAGATCAGCGACGGGACGGGCTACTGGGTCGGACAGGGGCAGCCCAAGCCGCTGACCTCGTTCGGCTTCAGTTCGGGGTCGCTCGGGATCGCCAAGGTGGCGGCCATCTCGGTCATCACCGAGGAGCTCGCGCGGCTCTCGAGCCCGTCGGCCGAGGCGCTGGTCCGCGATTCGCTCGCGGCGGTGATTCAGGAGCGCCTGGACATCGACTTCATCGACCCGGCGCAAGCGGCCGTGGCGAATGTCAACCCGGCGTCAGTGACGAACGGACTGGTCGCCCTGTCGTCGGCTGGCCCCACCGCGGACAACGTGCGGACGGACCTGATCAACATCCTGTCCACGTTCGCGGAGAGCAACGTCAATCCCGGCAGCTTGGCGCTCGTGATGCCCAACACGCTGGCGATCGCGCTCTCGATTCTCACCAACTCGCTCGGCCAGCCCGAGTTCCCGACGATGACGCCGACCGGCGGCACGCTGTTCGGGATTCCGGTCGTGACGAGCCAGTACGCGGCCAACGCGAGCGGTGCGGGCAACCTCGTCATCGCGATCAACCAGTCGGACGTCTTCCTGGCCGACGACGGCGGGGTGCGGCTGGATGCCTCGCGGGAGACCAGCCTGCAGATGCTCGACAACCCGACGAACGCCTCGAGCACGGGGGCGCCGACGACGATGGTCTCGATGTTCCAGACCAACTCGATCGCGCTGCGGGCCGAGCGGTTCATCAACTGGGCGAAGCGCCGCTCCACCGCGGTCGTCTACATGGACGACGTGAACTGGGGCAGCGTCGGCAGCCCGTAGTCCGCGAGTCGCCTGACCCGGCCAGTCCGCTGAGGGGCTGGCCGGGCCTCTCTCTACCCGCGCTGGGGTGTCTATGGCCGTTGTGACTGCCGCTCGCTCCTTCACCTATGACGGCCGCGCGCTGACGGCCGGCACCGTGCTCGACATGCGCCCGCTCGATGCCGCCGTCCTCGCGCGTCGGGGGGATGTCTATCTCCGCGGCGACCTGACCGCCGCGCCCGCGCCTCCGCTCCCGCGGGTGAAGCGCGCCTATCGCCGCCGCAATCTGACCGCTGACGTCTAGATGCGTGTTTTCGGTCTGAACATCACGCGCGCGAAAGCCGCCCCGAACCTGACGGCCGTGGATACCACCAGTAACCGGGGCTGGCTGACGATCTACGAGTCCTACAGCGGCGCGTGGCAACAGAACGACACCGTCACCATCGAGAACATCCTCACGCACCCCACGGTCTTTGCGTGCGTGACGCTCATTGCGTCGGACGTCGCCAAGATGCGGCTTCGGGTCATGCGCGAGAGGGGGGACGACGTCTGGGAAGAGTTCGACGTGCCCGCGTTCTCGCCCGTGCTCCGTTCGCCGAACCACTACCAGACGACGCAGCAATTTATCCAGCAGTGGCTCCTCTCGAAGTTGATCCACGGCAACACCTACGTGCTGAAGGCGCGGGACAGTCGCCAAATTGTCACGGCGCTCTATGTGCTGGACCCGTGCCGCATCAAGCCGCTGGTGGCGCCCGATGGCTCGGTCTACTACGAACTGAAAAAGGATCTCCTCGCGGACATTCCTGACGGCCTCGTGGTGCCCGCCAGCGAGTTGATCCACGACCGGATGGACCCGCTCTATCACCCCTTGGTCGGGATCGCACCCGTGCAGGCCGCCTGGCTCGCCGCGAAGCAAGGATTGAGCATCCAAGCCAACTCCACGAACTTCCAGGCGAATGGCGCGATGCCGGGCGGGATCCTCGTGGCGCCGGGGAACATCTCGCAGGCCCAAGCCGATGCGCTGAAGTCCTCATGGGAAGAGAATTACGGCGGGGACAACGCGGGTCGGATCGCGGTGCTCGGCGGCGGCCTGAAGTTCGAGGCGATGAAGGTCATGTCGGCGGTCGATGCCCAGGTCGTCGAGCAGTTGAAATGGGGCGACGAGAAGGTCTGCAGCGTCTACCACGTTCCGGCCTACATGGTCGGCGTGGGGCCGCAGCCGAACTACAGCAACGTCGAGGCGCTCAACCGCCAGTACTACTCGCAGTGCCTAGGCGAAAAGGTGGTCGCGATTGAGAACCTGCTGGATGTCGGACTTGGACTCTGGCCCCAGAAGATCGACGGCAAGCGGCTGGGCGTGGAGTTCAATCGGGATGACCTCTGGCAGATGGATACCGCGACTCTCATCGCGTCCGAGGACACCGCGAAGCACCTGAAGACC